TGATACCATTCTGGCATAGCTTGGAGTTGTGCGAAACCATTTGCAACCACCTGTTCCATTCCGGGTATAAATGCTAGAATGAGTGGGATGCTAAATAGGATAGTTAGCCACTCGTCTTTCCAGCTAGTCGAAGCACCTTTTATTGCTTCCAAATCCCAATCAATTTCACCAGTAGCTTTTTTCTGCATTACGATAGCTTCAGCTTGCGCCTTTGCTACCTTGGTGGCTGATTGAGCCTTCTTTTCTTCTACCTTGCCATCTAGCCATGTTCCAGCTAGATTAGCTATCGGTCCTATCAATGCGGTCAACATTTTTGAGTTCCCATAATTTTTTCCTAATAAGGAATACACGATTGTCAAAGTCAGGCTCAATGTCTACAAGCCGTGTCTCACGGGGGTCGTCATACACCTCTGCGAAATTTTGCAGTCTTTTTTGCAATTGACTTAGGTTGTCGTACAAACTGTTTCCCCTTGCGTGTACCCTCTCTCTTAGCCCTAGTTGTAGCAGCATATTCGGCTGGTGTCAAGGACTTTATTGCTTTTTCAGGTAAATACCTTTCACCTGTCTTTGCGCTGGGCTTGCCAGACTTAGTGCGCCACTTCTGCTTTGTCCAAGACTTGAGACTTTGTTGGGACTTCGCTAGTGCCATTACAATCTTCCTTGTGAGTGTAGTATAAGTAGTACAATACAAGCTAAAACAGTTAAACCCAAAATAAGCAAACAGGTAATGAGAAAAACTTCAAAGTGATGCTTTAGTTTTCTTTTGCGTTCCTGCTCTGCTTCTCTACGTGCTATACGTGCCTTTGCTTGAAACCTTTGCCAATCGTGCCACAGTCCGGGCCGACCTGCGTAAATCATAATCTGCTTCAATTGCTCTTCTTGTTCACGTATTTGCTCAAGAGCCATGAACTCTTCTAGGTCAGAGCCGCCACCTTTTCTGGTAGCTTTTTTCTGCAGGTCTTCCTTGGCACCCACAAACTTAGCGATTGCACTGCCAGCCTTGGCTATATCACCAGAATGCTGCACGGCTTGCTTGATAACGCTGAATGCGGCATTGGCCGCTGCCAGTTCTGCCAACATCAGTACACCCTCGTATCCTTATCTACCAGTTTGGGTAAGCAATAAGCAGTTATCTTTTTTCCCTGCCTATGTAATGTTTGTGCATACCACACACATTCGTTCAAGTTACGAAAGTACATGTCTTTGCTGATCAGTCTCTCGTTCTCTCCTATCCCAACATAGACGAACAGGAGAAATACGTGAATCATGGTTACTTGTAACCGCCCCCTGCATCTTTGTACGCTTTAGCCAGCATCTGGGCTTTACGCGCCGACCACTGTCCGGGTGCGCCGCCTTTACCTCCAGCTTTAATGCGATTAAACTGACGTTTTCTCATTCCGGGCTTAGTATAGTTGCCAGCCTCGTTAACTCTACTTTTGCTCTTTGTCGCACCACCCGTCGAAAGTTTAAGCGTTCTAGTCGGTTTCTTTTGCGTTCTAGTTTGTGTGGCTTTCTTTTTAGCGGGGGTTTTTTTAGAGACACGTGCCATCTCCTAACTCCTTTTATTTTACCGGATCAAAAAATTCTTCTGCACATATCGTGGCTACAATACTACTTGCATGACTTGCGGCCACGGTTATCTTGTCCTCTGCTGATAAAAACAGAGGTTTATCCATAGTGAACACAGACTCTGACGTTATGGTATTCAAAGAATGTGAAGTAATAATTGTTGTCGTTGTATTGGGAGTTTTCTGATATACCTTAATCGTAAAGGTTCTTGCACTGGCATTGGCATTTGTCAACATCAGATTTTTTACAATTGCTGTATGGTTAGCGGGAACCTCATAACAATCTGTATCTGAAGTTCCCACTGCGATAAGTGCCGTAGCTAATTTAAAACCTTGATCAAGTAAGGGCATTTCGACTTTCCCAATAGTCTTCACCGTAGTCGTGAAGTATTTCTTCGCCTTGCTTTATTTCTTTAAGCGCATAGAACTTAACAAAGCGTTCATCTTCGTCTTCAATGTACCACTCAGCGTTTGGACTTGCGCTATGATTGTAGACCATAGCGAAGCCAAGCGGGATATAATACTCTTCGGTATCGACATAAGGCGTGTGAAACATATAGTCATGGAGGACACACTCATCTCCCACGTCACTATAATCCGCGACCAGATAAGGACACAACTCAATTGTATCTCCTTGAGCATAGTCCCTATCTGCGAAAACACCAAGTCCGTGTATTTCCGAATCTGCAACATATGGCATTACTTCTTCTTTTTAGCCATACCGCCGCGCATCATCTTTTTCTTCATCATACCGCCGCCACGCATTTTCTTCATGCCCATGCCGCCGCCACGCATCATTTTTTTCTTTTTAGCCATTTTAGCTTTGCCCATTGCCATCTCGTAATCTCCTTCTGTCAAGCACTAAAGCATCGTACACTTCTTCTGGAAAATGTTCATAGTAATTAGACTTTTCCAGATATAGGGCTGCATCGTCTAGTTTAGATAACAACTGAACAAAGACCATGCAGTATGACAGGCTGTCGTCCGTTACGTCGTTATCGACAAGGAAATCAAGACCAGCCTCTGTTGCATCATAGTCGGGGTGAAACACCATCAGGTGCAAATCAATTCCCATCACTGACGCCAACTCATTTATGCCATCACAATACCCATCTAGGTATTCCATGTCTGGCAAATCTTCTTCAGCCCACACTACAATCTCGTAGTCGTGGTCATTGAACTTACGGACTTCTTCCATCAGCCCGTCTAGTCCTGTATTGATACTGAACACCACCTTGTCGTCAGCCCACGCCTTTCTGGCATAGGGGCAGGGTGGTAGACCATTTAATTTAGCATTGGGTACTTCTAAAAAGTCTTTTGACCACGTGCGTATGTCTTGCTCAACTCTATGCACGTGGGTTTCGTTTACGAGCAGTTCGTGTACGTGCATAAGACCTGTTTTGTGAAGCTGTCTTCACCGCTAGATTGCCACGGCGATTGTCGCGTGGATTACCATTACGATGTGCGACATCCTTACCTGCAACAGCTACACCAGCCTTCTTCAGCTTATTACGTGCCGCATTACGGCTAGTCCTGCGCTTAACCTGTTCTGGCCTAGCGTGGTATCTGTCGTACTCCTTACGGTAGTTCCGTTTAGGACGCGCAGGTCTTTTGGGTACACGAGGTGCCATTAGCTGTTTACGATTTTGTTGTACGCAGCGCGTCCCTTGGGGCCACTAGCGCGAAGCGCACGTAGACCAGCATTGTCTTGGACAGAGCCGCCAGCAGAGTACATGTGTACTTTACCGTTAGCCATACCGCCCCGCATCATCTGTGCCTTTTTGCTACGGGTTTGGTTACGACGATTGCGTTCAAACTCTTCAGTCTCTTTCATCTGCTGCTTGAACTCTTCGTCAGTAGCCATGTCAGGGGGAAGTTTCACACCAGCTTGCTTTAGTTTACGACGGAGATGCTTTTGCGCCTCAACCTCGTCAAGATCATTCTTTCTGGCAAACTCCATTGCCTCATCACGGATTTCTTCAAAGGTTTTAGCCATTACTTTTCCCTTACCAGCTTTTTAATCATTGCTTCAAGGTCTTTCGCAGCTTTCGCACGAGACGCTTTAGTTTTTTCAGAGCCGATAAGCAAGCCCTTCTTTTTAGCGGCGTCGAGGTTAGCTAAGTGCTGTTTTATTGGCACCTTTTTCTTTACAGGCATACCCGTCACAGGACTAATGGTAGCATATAGCTTTTCTTCTTTTGGTGGACGCTTTGGTTTTGGCTTGGGAAGTGTCTTAGGCATAGAAGACGTAGAACCGTTAGATTTTTTCTTCTTGCGACCGGCAGGAGGAGGTGTAGGCATAGCCATTTTAGGCTTTTTATTGCCACCACTAGCCGCAGCGGCAGCAGACGGCTTGCTAGGCTTTGTAATGCTGGCAGGAATAGCCTGACCAACTTTAAGTTTGCCTAGTTGTGAAACGCGCTTGTTAAACTCCGCACCAGTAATTTGACCAGCAGCAAGCATAGCATTAAGACGCTTACGTGCATCTCGTTTCTTTTTGCGGAATGCTTTCATCTCCGCATCTGTCACTGTCTTTGCCATCTTAATACTTTCCTTTCCTAGATTTTGGACTCGACTGTTTTGGTTTACCTGCCCCACCCCACAGAGTACGACATGCCCAGTAACGAGCAGACAGAATATCAGTGGCGGTGTCACACTTGTGTCTGGCTCTAAATGATTTACGGGCGGCTGCACTGTAGTTGTGTCCGTAGCCCGTAGCACCGAAATGAATTAGTTTTATTTTGTCGCCCTTTTTTGCCAGCACCATCTTCTTTTTACCCGGTCTGTTGGACTTAATAGGACGATTGTAACCGGGAAAGGTGATACCACGATATTTTACACTCATAATGATGTTCCCTCTGGTTCTTCACACTTGTAATGAAAGTGCATAGGTACAGGAAGAGTCATCTGCAATGCCGTTACCATCTGATGCACACGCATCTTGCATTCAGCTTCTGTCTTGTACGGACCCCACTCATCTGTGGCCTCAATACATTTGTCCATATCTGTGCTACCGATAGCACATGCTAATACCATCGCTGTAAACATCATTCCTTCCCTTCTGTCCAGCCTTCTGCCCTCATAGCATCCTCTACGTGCTTCAAAGAAAAAGACCGGCCATAGTGTGCTTCTACGGCCTGACGCACATAGAACACATCACTGTGGGGGATATGAAGTTTGTCAAGTGAATTAGTACGGACAGCATCATAAAATGCTTCTAGTACATTATCAGTATATAGTTTTACAGATTTCTTAGCCATTGTCAAGAACTTTCTTTGATTTTCTATGGCGGTGTACAATTATATGTTACATTGTAATGGTTTTTAACAAGATTGTAAAGGCATTTTTAATGTAACAATGTCATTGTAGTCTAGTTATACGTAATTATACCAGAATTAGCAGGTCGTGTCAATAGGTAAAATGCGCCCACCCCGAAAATATCTTATTGTTGCACAAAAAATAGGCAGAATGCACAGTCCTTGAGCATATTAATTTGTCACTTTCCGTAGTGGTTAACACTCCATTTTCCTAATCTGTGTGCTTCTCTGTATATAGTACGTGGGTACGGGGGTGTGGCCCATGCCCGACGCGCTGATTTCGTGCGAAACATGCCACCGCCAGCAAAAAAATGATAGTTTGCCGACGCTGCAGCGAGATTGTCACACCTGTGACAAATTAAATGCCTGATATCGTTGTCTAATTCAGATTGCGGCAAGGAATATGCCATCACTTGCCCCAGCGTGTTTGTGTTTTAGCACGTGAATACACCCCTACCCCGTCCGTTGCAAGGTAGGTGCATGATAGAAATGATAGTTGTACGATAGTACACATGATAGAAGTGTCAGAATTTTGACAGGGTGTCGGGATATTGACAGC